ATGGCTCGTTTTACAGGTTCAACTTGGAAAAAATCTCGTCGTTTAGGAATTTCTTTAAGCGGCACTGGTAAAGAATTAGAAAGACGCCCTTACGCACCAGGACAACACGGTCCTAACCAACGTAAAAAATTATCTGAGTATGGTTTACAATTACAAGAGAAACAAAAATTACGTTACATGTACGGAATCAACGAACGTCAATTCCGCACTATCTTTGATCGTGCCGGTAAAATGAAAGGTATCCACGGTGCTAACTTCATGGCACTTTTAGCATCACGTTTAGATGCAGTAGTATACCAATTAGGTTTAGCACGTACACGTCGTCAAGCACGTCAATTAGTTAACCACGGTCACATCATGGTAGATGGCGCTCGCGTAGACATCCCATCATACCAATTAAAACCTGGTCAAGTAATTTCAGTTCGTGAAAAATCACAAAAATTAAACATCATCGCTGAATCAGTTGAGTTATCGAACCACGTTCCTGAATACTTAACATTCGACGCTGATAAATTAGAAGGTACATTCGTACGCGTTCCAGAACGTAGCGAATTATCTGCTGAAATTAACGAACAATTAATCGTTGAGTACTACTCACGTTAATAAGTTGCTCATCAACCTATTAAAACTAAAACGCTGTAAATCCTTTATTATCAAAGGGTTTCAGCGTTTTTTGTTTAATTTATTCTTAAACACAATTCGTATATTATCGTATATTATCATGCCAAACTGGTGGAACTTTGGTGGAACTTTTTAATAATGCGGGCACAGTAGAAAGCACCTTATCTTAAATGATAAGTACTTTCGGCTATATACCCGAATTATAAAATATTCGGTTATATGACCGGACACAAAAAAAGCCCTACACTCTTATCTTGAGTGTAGGGCCTTTAACTTATAACAACTTATTAACTAAAGCTTGAATACGTTTTGGATCATATCCAGCTTTTTTCAATTTAGTAGAACGTTGAGGATCATTGCCCCAAATGCCTTTAATAACTTCTTTAGCAACTGCAGATTCTGATTTTTTAGCAGGTGTTGATGATTTCAATTTAATCTTCTGACCAACTTTAATTAAGTTTGGTTTGATGCCAGGATTGAGTTTAATCACATCGTTTAACTTTAAGCTATATTTTTTAGCGATACCACTTAATGTGTCACCAGGTTTAACCACATATTCTAAAGGCACTAATGTTGATGGCACTGCGGTTACCTTTGGTGGTGCTTTTTTAACTGGCTTTGCAGTTGTTGGTGGCGCTGGTTGAGGATTGCTAACTGTCTTGATAATCGTACCTTCTCCGATGGCAGCAACTTTCGTACTATCGCCTGCATAAAGTGCATTTAAATATTCTTGAGTCTTATTAATCATCTGTTGAAGTGTAACGCCCCACTTACTAAAGTAATCCATTGGATCGATATGGTCCGTTCCACCTAAATGTCTTGAAACTGCGTTATGAGTCCATACTGTACCCCATCCATCATTTTCTGCATTATCTACAGTGCGACCCATGTCATACCAATAATGCTGATAAGCAGTCCAGAATAGATAGAAGTCTAATGCTTTATAGAATTGCTCTCGTGTATCTGCATGTACCATTTCAATATGCAGCGTCCATCCATTAGCTTTAGGTCCTGCTGCCCATGCAATATAATCCGTACTTGCTACTTCTGTTACACCTGTATAATCACATGCTGCATGGTAGAATGCATTCATCCAGTTATTGCTCATGTAAGAAATTTCTCCTGATTTATAACTCTTATAGTTACCTACCCAATGCCAGACAACAGCCAATGGTTTGCCTGTCTCTGTTTCAAATCTGTATTTAGGTAGTCCTGCAACATGTTTCGTCTCAAATTTATATTTCATCTTAGCGTTTTTAGCCATAATTATTTTCCCTCCATTTTTTCGTTGTTTTTTTCTATATCTAATACTTTTTTAAATTTCTGTGCCTGTTGAGCGTTATGAGTGAAGTTATTGTTTTTCCAGTAACCCCATGCAATAGATCCAATTAAGAATAAGTCACTTAATGTTTGGTAGATAAATGTTTCATCACTTTTAATTAATGGCTTTCCGTAATGTGCTAGTAGTGAATTAATTAGTGTAATTGCTATTACAATGAGACGTGTGATTGCTTGTTTTAATTCGTTGTTCATTTATAAATTCCTCCAATTAAAATAAGCATCAGGCTATCTGCCTAATGCTTATCATTTATGTTTTAACATCCTCTTACTATTTAGCTTCCTGTACGAATGTGGTAAACATTCTTCTTAGTTCTGTGATAATTTCTTTTTCTGGACAAGATTCTGAATCCTCTCCCCATAGCGTAAGTAACGAGCCACAAACATTTCTTATTTTTGCTTCATACGTTACGTCTCCTATAACATTAAATTTATCAACCCCTGAATGCTGTTTCATGTATTCCATATCATTCTTCGAATCTAACGTCTTTGCACTGAACGTCTGGGTGTAAAAGTTTCCGTTATAGAGTTTGAAGTTATTCATTATATCATCAGGAGATACAGTACCTTTTAGACTTTGTTGCCAATAACTGAATCTTAAACTGTCTCTCATCCCAGCATCTAAAGCCATTTCTAGAAACTTTGGGGTTACTTGATCGTTCCATATCACCGGTATATAGTTGTGAGATTCAACGTGCTTGAAAAGATGTTCCATAAACCAAAAAAGCCATTTTTGATTACTTATAGCAGCAGGCACCTCATCCATTCCAAGATGAAATATCTGTTCCCCTTTATATCCAGGAATTTTGAATGCATCTGCAATCTCGTCAATCATATTCTTAATAAATTTAATAGGCTCTCCATCGTCCCAATAGTTAACAGTGTGTTCATCAAAATCAGAGACAACCCTATTGTATCTCTCTTCATCATTAAGTTTGAGTAGATTCAACCATCCCCCTGAATGCGAAGGTATGTCTAACACTGGGATGATCATCACATTACGTTCATATGCGTATTTACACAGATCATTAATTTCTTGCTTTGAATACACTTTATAAGGTGTCTTCTTAAAAAGATTCATCTCCACCCTAAATGCTTCATTATCTGATAGGTGCAGAAAGAGTTCTTTCTGTTCATTTTCGTATACAATATCTACTACTTCATACAAAGATTGCATATCGTAATATCTTCTTGCTACATCTAGATATATAGATTTATTAACCTCAGTCATCATTTGAATTCTCCTTTTAAATAAGATGTTTGATCCAACTGTTTAAGATATCTTTTCTGCTTTTATAGTCTTTATTTCTTGTTTAATCTCTTCATTCTGATTAAACAATGTCTTCATCTGTTCATCTAACCTCACAAGAATCGCATAGTTATTCTCAACATTAGTAAGTCTAGTATTGATATTCTTATCTTCTTTTTCAAGATACTCCAGTTTACTTTCAACCAATGTCACTCGTCTTTCATTTTCTTTAGACTTAGACATAACTGTCATTACGAATCCAGCCATTGGCAGAGCGACTGTTACGATCCATCTCAAGATTGCATCTTCCATTTTTCACGCTCCCTCTATTTATTACTTGCTGTTGTAAAACTTATATAAAAAAGAGCGTATAGCACGCTCTTGATAGTTATTACTCAGTCCATGACCACTCTTCGGTATTCATAATATCCTGTGCTTCACTTACATCTACAATTTGTGCTTTAGAATTATTGTGTAAATCATGTGCTAGTATTTCAGCGAACTCTAAGTGACAGATTGTTTTATTCTCTTCCTTATTTTTTCTCCAATATTTCGTGTTGTACCCTAATCTTTCAAAAAATGATAACTCAGCAATTACAAATTTCATATTATAACCCCCATCTTTCTTTTTCTAGTTTATAGTTGTGTTGAATTTCTTGGTCTGTTAAGGCTCTGTTATAGATTTTTGTACTAAAAACATTTGATTTCATTAATGGTGAACTATAATAACTTGCTTTGCCAATTGTTATAGGCAAACTTGAATTATTCATATTTTTAATTGCTGTTAGTGATTTTGTTTTTACACCATTAAGATATATAGATATATTTTTATCTTTATCTATTTTTCCTACAATGTGTATCTTCTCATTTTCTTGAATATTATACCCTGTAGAAATCACAGTTCCACCTGCCATAAAGCTTATCCGCTTAGTAGATTCAGGTGAATAAGCTAGTGCATATCCTGCATTACCAGCCGAATCTGTTACATTACCTATTAACCATCTCCAAAATGTAGGTGTTTCTTTAAAAATCAAAGACATTTCAACTGTAACCTCTAAGTTTAAATTTATAACACTAGGTTTATCACCAATTGAAACCGAATCATCTACACCATCTAAATTTAAACCGTTGTTATAACCGCTAGTATCAGTATAAGAAAAATTACTTAACACCCCATTATTCCCATTACCACTTAAATCCCTAGCAACATTCTTGCTCACATCACTATTTTTCATACCTTTAAAGTCATACCATAACACCAAACCATCTTTTACAGGATTAGGATATAGTAAATCTTTTCCTTGATAAATGAACGGGATATTTTTATCCCCTAATTTAACTTGTGTCATCTAACTTACACCTCGCTTATAAAATACAATGTGTTATTATCTTTAGTTGTTAATTGATTGTATTCGTCTCTTGTATATATCTTTGGAGGAGCGAGAATTGTATCTCCCTTATCGCCTTTGTCCCCTTGAATACCTTGTTCTCCTTTATCGCCTTTGTCTCCCTTATCTCCTTTAGGTCCAATATCCCCCGTTTCTCCTTTAGGACCAACGTCCCCCTTAGGACCTTTCAACAACGCTAACTGTTCTTCTGTAAAGTCGTCGTAAGTAAATGGATCACCTTGCACACCTTGTGGTCCTTGAATACCTTGCTTACCTGTCAGCCCTATTTCTCCTCTAGGTCCAACCTCTCCCCTAAATAAAATAGCATTATTTCTTAAATAATCAGTTGCTACAGTTGTAACACTCGCTTTCACATCATTACTTATTTTCTCGATTATCTGTTCTTTGCTGATACTTTGCACAAGATTAAGTTCTACATTATCATGTGTGCTACGTACATTTACTGTAAAGTCACCATCTGAAGGGAATTTCCTGCCATCGTCAAGAGTAATTTCTAAGTTATGTCTGTTACTTTTAAGATGTTGTGTTACTTTAAAAATAACCTCTCCATTTCTTATGGGAACATTTAAAATTCTTGCTCTAACTACTCGATCAACAATATCTAGCAAAGTAATTGTACAATTACTATTAAGTTCGGTAAACTTCTGACCATTTGAGTTACAAAGAACTAGCTCAATATCAGATGTATTGTCTTTCTGTTTAAGTGTAATATATTTGTGAAAATTGTATTTCGTTCTAATGCTATTAATATCCATCTATACTACCCTCCATTTTTTCATAAAAAAGAAGCTACAGATTATCCTGCAACTTCTTGATTACCGTTTTTAATTTGATCTAATTCTTCTAAAGCATCATCAAGCATAGCTTGAATCATCACTTTATCAGATAATGCCATCATAAGTTGTTGTTGTAGCAATGACACTTCTTTTTCTAGGTTACGATTTGGTTTTTTATTATTATCCATTTAACTTGTCCCCCAATATTTTTAATCTGTTTTCTAGGTCGCTTAACTTATTCTTTAATGCTTCGTCATCACTTTTTAGTTTATCGTTCTCTAAAGCTACTTGCTGTACGCCACGCAAAGCCCAACTTGTCATTTCATATAAATCTACACCATCATCATTAATAAACTCAACAGGTGTATTCGATGTTCCGCCAATAATAACGCCACGCCTTAATCTTTGAGTTTCATCGTCTTTAAGTCGATATTGCATAATATCTAAATCATTCTTGATGACTGATAAGGCATCGTAATTCCAATGTGTAATATCTTTCTTGAACCCTATATACGAACCGTTATTGAAGGCTGAAGCACGAATAGCTCTGTATGTTTCTGTCGTATTAGGAGCTGTTACTTTTACCTCACCACCATTTCCTGGTCTTAAATATAAGTGAGTACCATTCGCATAAGTATTTACATCTAATGTGTTGCCGATAAATCCAGCCGCACGCACATCTTTGTATCCACCTTCAAGCAAACCATCTGACATTATCCTAAGTTCATCAGCATCAATCCCTATATATCCATTAGCTTTCAAAGGGAATTTAATAGCTAACGTTCGTATTGGTCTGTAGGCATAACTTCCGATAGCACCATCGCCTGGAATACCATTCATATCCACAATACGCGCTTCCCCTGTAGATGCTGCACCTAAATAAACGTTGCTTACAGATGTCCCCACAGCAGAAGTTGTTACAAGTGTTTGGGTTAAGCTGAATCTTACAGAACCACTTGAATTGAACATCTGAATACCATCAATACCTACGTCCATTCTAGTTCCATTGCTTCGATTTAAAGTCAGTGATCCATTCTCTATGTTGACACTTGATAAATTATCCTTCGCTTGCAATCTTTTCGCTGTAATGTCGATAGAGTTAAGATAGTTGATCGTTGCCTGTTTAGCAAACAACTTATCAATATAAGCATCTTTGATGGTAGTCACACCATTCTGTATAGTTACATCTCCATCATTCATGTCGATTACTCTAGCATTTAATTTGATACCACTTGAACCTATACCAAAACTTGATATATTACCGTTCTCATCATAAGTGAACTGATGTCCTGTCGAGATACTATTGATGTATTGTGATAATGTTTGATTCAACGTCTTACTTTCATTGTCATAGACTTTCTTTGATACAGATTGAGCTATCTGATCACTTTCTTTCAGTACTTCAGACTTAGTTTCGTCTATCTTATTAGCGATGCCTTCTTTGTCGGTTGTGTATTCTGTACGTTGAACAGTGTCCTTAAGATAATCTTCTCTTACGTCTTGAAGCACTTTATTGATTTGTTCTGTCGTATCTATCTTACCTGTGACACGACCATTTTCATCTCGTGTTAATCCATCAGCAATTGATACTAACTGATCTAAAGCATCGTTCCATTTTTCTTCAGTGTATTGTGTCTGTAATAACTTGAATCTAGCATCGATTGATAGTTTAGCCTGTTCAATCACTTTGTACAGTGCCTGCAACTGTTCACGATATTTTAAGAATAATGCTTGTGTATCTATCAATTTACCGATTGTTGCAGTGTCTTCATTCATACTTTCAAGATTAGTCTTGATGTTATTGAACACTGTTACCGTCTTATCAAGATTACTGTTTAATAATGTCTTTATATCCTCATCAACTAAATACTCACTGTTCATTACTTCGTGCATTTCATTAAGTAACTTACTATGCTGTATTGTTAAGTTGATGAATGTATTACTTAACTCACTAAATAAGGCTTTCTCTCTTGTGATACCACCAATATCCTCAACATTATCTACAGATGCTTTTATCCATTGTCCTTCCCAGTATCTTTTCAAAATAGGCACGTTAGGATTAGAGGTATCTAACCAAAATACGTCATTAACTGCATTAGTTGGTGGTGTATCGGACTTAATTATCTTTTTCTCGTAATGTTGTAACTCAGTGTCTAACGTGTCTTGTACAATCGTATTTACATTTGAAATACTGTCATTTAACTTCTGATTAAAGTTATCGAGTTTTCTTTGTAACAACTTTGTTCTTTGTTCCGCTATAGATTTCTGCACATCGTCAATAGATAATGGCTTTTCACCAATAACAACTGATTTATTATGTGGATTGGTGATATCTTCATTTGTTGATATAATTCGCATCCACTCTTTAACATCAAAAGGTTCAAAGAAAACTTCATATTGATGACCACGTTCATACTCATCTGGATCTATACCGATATATGATAAATCAAGTAAGTTAATCTGCATTTGCTGCTTTACTAAATTCTTCTTTATATCATCAACTTTCCTTTTTGCAGCATTATATAATGTGTCTGGTGTATATTCATCTTCAAATATTTCAATGCCGTTCTGTATACCATATATCTTCTGTAATTCAGGTATATCAATGTAATTCTTACCGCCGCTTCGCGAGTCTTCAACTATGGTTAATCTTTGCGACTGCCCAGCAGCACTTTCTTCTGCAGGTCCCAATGGTATTAAACGTGTCACAACATTTGTTGGATCAATAGATTTAGAGAATGATTTAATATTCTTTCCGATTCTTAAAGCAGCATCTTTCTTCGTACCTATTGGATCTAACCAATCAATATAAGTTCCATCCGCTTCATATCTTACTAATATTTCACCACCCCAGCGCCCAATACAATCATCAACAATATGCTGCCATACTGTCTTCTCTAGATAGGTGAATGCATATTTTGTTGTATCATACTCTACAGTTTCTGATACCTGCTCTTTCATAGTAAAATTTACAGCACCAAGTTTTATCTGTTTATATGATTCAACTTGCTTATTATGTTCATTAACTAAAAATGTGATATATGATTTTGGAGTCGCACTCTCAAAAAACTTATAAGATGGATAACTGTCATGCATATAAGCAGCAGCACCTTCAACCGTATAATCAGAATTAAAAATACCGTCCTCAGCCATATGCTGAGACGGTATTAAAATTCTTCCTCGGAATACGATTTTGTTTTTTAATTCATTCTTTATTTCAACGAGTGTTAAAAATGACTCGAATTGACGACTATCATTAATAAGCTCAAATTTAAACTCATCTATCTGATCTACACTTTTATCAAGTGTTCCAGACTTCATAATATTATCATCTCTTCTATAGTCCCAAATTGTCACCTTATCCGTATTATCAAATCGTTTTAAATTCACAGTATACATTAAAGCACCGCCTTACCATCTAACTTACTTATCGCTTTTGGTTTAGCTTCAAAGTCGATGTTTATATCTAAACGTTTTTCTTTAACATTCAGTTTACATGTACATGAATTACATTTTGCAATATAGTAATGCTCTTCATCATAATCAACGGTTAGTTCTAGCCATCCGACATTATAAAGCCATGTTTCAATTTCACGTTTCAATTGCATCATACGTTGATTGATTTCAGGTATTACAAAACCATCAATTGTGATTTTACGATTATTAAACTTTGTAGGACCATATGCATTAGTGAAATCATAATCTCCATCCATATGAGGAACTGTCTCTCTTATTTCTTTAGATTCAGGCAAAGGAAGATTGATATCCGTAATACGGATATCAAATGCTGATGAATGTTTATTATTATAAGTGAATCCTGTTGATTTTATTCTCATCGTGCTTTCCTCCTTGCATTAATCTTTGAATTATTTGCTAACAATTTATCCATTTCTTTCGTAAGCTTAACACCATTTAAAAGGATATCAGGGTTTTTATTGACAAGTTGTTGAAGCAATTTAACCACATCGTCTTGCTTGTCATATTTTTTAGTTAAGTCTCGCAGCGTTTTTTCTAACTTCGTAATCACTACATCATTTTTCTTATCTTTATCTGACTTAATCTTGTTGAGTTGTTTCTGCAGATTATTAAGCTTGCTAGAGTTATTAACTAACTGATAACGCTTTGCAGTGTCCATGATGTATTTAGTAGATTTATCTAATGCCGTTTGCGTTTTCGGTAACTGAACTACTTTTTTCGTTGGTACTTTAAGCGTTCTGCCTGCATAAATCATATCTGACTTAAGGTTATTAGCTTTCTTAAGTTCATTAACTGTAGTGCCATATCTTTGAGCAATATGCCCCAAAGTATCTCCCCACTTGATATTATGTGTTCGCATTGTAGTTACAGTACGTGAGGTATTACTTATAGGTTTCTTCGGATTAGCTTTTACATTAGACTTAGTGATACGTTTACGCTCATTCAGATAAACGACTTTCTTTTTGTCGATTTTCTTTTGTTGATTCTTCAATGTTTGAATTTGTTTATTATTAGCATTAATATCACTGTTATATCCAAAGTTAGCTTGCTCACTAGATATTTTATTTACTTCAGCATTAATAGATTTTTGTAAGGTATTAATCTGACCAATATATCCTTTGCCACCTTTTACTAATGCTGCTACACGAGGCATAGAGTTCTCGATACCACCAGCTAATAACTCTCTTAAAAGAATTGGATCTAATCCCATACTTTTAAGTTTGCGAACATTAGAAGCGTATTCTTTCATCTTACTTAATCTGTACTTCATGAAAGAAACAAAGTCCCTTGATGTATGCCCTTTTGCAACACCGAACCCTGCATAGTTTTGTAAGTTACTCGCTATTGAAGAACGATAGTTTGTCTTCTCTTCTTGTAATGCCTTGCCTTCTTCTGTTCGTTGATTAAGTTTAGCAGTTAAACTTGATTTTTCTTTAATCAAATTTTTAAGATAATTCGTTTTTAATACTTCATTCTGCTTCAATTTTTTAAGACTAGCAATCTGCGCTTTATATGACTGTATATCATTTCTAGCATTAGCGATTGTCTTCTTGTTTGTGGATTTACTAATCTTATTATTTAAACTAGAAATCTTACCGGTGCTTGAAGTAATCATAGAATTTATCTTTTTAACAATGGTGTCTATATTCTTCTGTGCAGCTTCAAGTGATAACGAACCTAAATTCCTAGTATTATTCATTATCAAAGTTCCAAGATTAACATCATCTTTACCAGTGACTTTATTACTTGATTTACCTCTGTTAAGAATTGACTTACCAGTATTGTAAAGAGATTGTGCTCTACTGATATATGAAGTAGATGCTTTAGGCTTAGATTGTACTTTAGTCTGCTTTGATACATTATTGCTTAAATTAGTAATAGACCCTGTTAATTTGATGATCTGACCAGGATATATTAAGTGGTTTTTAATACCGTTTAAAAGTTGCAACGCTTTAACAGTAGTACCATTCTTACGGGAGATGTCCCAAAGCGTGTCTCCCCATTTAACTCTGTGCGTTTTATTAGAAGTACCTTTCGAAAGCTTAATAGGTCCATTCACTTTATAATTAGCTTCTGCTAATAGTTGATTAGCTCTATTTCTTCTCTTTGGGTCCATTGGTATGATAGCTTCTTCATACTCTTCACCTGCAATATAACTTTCATCCTTTACGAATCCACCATTTGCAAAACGTCTTACACCACTTGGGCCCCATCCACTTCTTCCTCCGGGATTATCGTTTCTCCAATTTGAATTATTGAAGAATGCTAATAATTGATCATAACCACTTCTAATGTTAGTGTGACCTGGTACAGCGTATGCTCTGAATGTTTGTGGAATATATTGCAATAATCCTTGAGCAGGATTACCACTTGCAGTATTTTTATCCCAAACTGCTGATGATTGAACAATATTCTGATTACCACTTGACTCTCTATTAATTTGAGCTGAAATATTTCGAACATCACCATCTGTTATTTTAACTTTCATCTGACTTGCTGCTCTTCTTATCTCGCTTACCCAACTTTTACCCTCAGTATCTTTTCCACTAGAAACTTTTGATTTTAGGAATGCTACTGGATCCATAGTATTTCTATTCGTCAGTTCTGAAGAAGCCGGATTTTCTACTTGATAGTGCAAGTGATCACCAGTTGTCCATGCTCCTGAGTTACCAGACTTAGCAATCGCGTCGCCTTGTTTAACTGGCCCTTTTTTCAACACTTTACTTAAATGCAGAAAGTATTGAGCGATTTTACCAGATATCAGACGTGCTACAATACCACCACCGTAGTTATATTGTTGAGAAACAGTACCGCTTGTCGGCGCATGAATTGTTGTTCCTGATGGTATACCTAAGTCGATACCGTAATGTCGTCCTCCGTTAAAAGATGCAGGATATCCTGGCACTGGACTATTCGGACTATACGGTGTGGTTTTCGGCCAATTAAGAATCTCACTACCATCTACATCCCCGCCACTAAATTCTTCAAGCCATTCTTTAACTTTACTAACTAATGAATTTTTAATTGATGTAAATGCAGACTTTCCGAGATCTCCAGTTATACCCCCAACATTATCAAAAGCGCTTCCTAACTTACCTAATACTATATCTACGAGTTTACTTGGATTCTCGATATATTCGAAAACGTCTCCAGCAATCTTTCCTACCATTTTTGATGCATCTACTACAGATTCTTTTACTGTGGAACCGAACTCCATAGTATTTTCCCATCCATTTTTAATAGCAGTACCGATACTAAATCTTGGAATCAAACCTTTTTGCATTAAGCTATGCGTTTGTGTTCCGTTATAAACTTTATCACCTTTATTAAGATGTACTAATGTATCAGTTGCAGGTGTGAGTTCCATATCACCGTTAGCACGATGTATGATTTCTCTCTTAAATCCACCAGGACCATTTCCAGGCCCTCTATCTCCCACAACAGCAAGTGTTGGTTTGGCAATAGCACCATCTTTAACTGTTCCTGTTGATAGTTTTGGAATTTTACTTAATAAGTTTTTGTCCATAATCTTTGATGAAATTGAGTTAATTCCATCAATCATGCCATTAAGCCCACCGATTGCTCCATTTGCAACACTTTTACCCATGCTAGACGCTTTATCAGTGATACCCTTCTTTGAATCTGTAATAAACTTACCGATGTTACTTACCCATTTTGTTGCTCCATCGTACATAGATTCAAATTTATCTACGGCAGCTTTTTTTGTATCTTCTGCAAAGTTTGCCACATTCGTCTTAATCTCTGACCACTTTTTACCAATTGAATTCTTAGTTTCAGACATCCATTTCGAAGTGTTCTCATAAGACTTCTTGAATTGCGTATTCACATATGATGTCAAAAACGAAGCTGATAAACTTACATTTTTCTTTGTTTTTTCCCACTGAGTTAATACACGTCCAGTTTGAGAATCAATTTCTGTTCTAACACCTTTATTTTGCTTTTTAGCTTCATCTACCACACTTTTATGTTGCTTTTCTGCATTCTTCTTTGAACCTGAATACTGTCTTTCAGCGTCTTTAATAATTTTATCTGCCTGTTCTTTAGATATATTTTTTGTAATATCTCGTTGATATATCGCTTCATCTATCGTTTTGTCACGTTTTTTACGTGCATTCTTAATAGATTCATCACGCTCTTTAGCTGACGCTTTAATTACTTCAGATGCAGCTTGAATAGAAAGAGTTTTCTTGTTGCTCTTTAATCTTCCTAATATAATTCTTTGCTCTTTCTCACTATTACTTAATGAAGCAACAACTTTCTGATCCATTTGTTTTTGTAAGTTAGCTATCTTATTTTCTTCAGTACGAGTTAATGCACGCTTTTCAGTTTTAGCTTTTTTGTAGATATCCATTATCTGTTTATTTATCGTTTTAGCAGCTTTAACTTCTGCCGCATTTCCTGATTGCGCTTCAGTAACAATTCTTTGCTTTTCTTGATTAGAGATACCTTTAGTATCAACTAAAAGTTTTCTGAGTCCATCAGTTTCTCTTTTATGACGTTCACCAAGTTTTTTTGTAACATCAGCATTAATCTTTGAATAAATAGAAACAACTTCTTTATATTGTTGATCACCGATTGTCTTGTGATTAATCTTAAAATCTTCAAGTTTTTTAGAAGCTTTCATTGAAAGATCTGTATATTCTTGTAACACTTTCTTTGTTGACTTGCTGACACCTTTTCCAAAGACATCAACTGTATCTGTAGCTTTCTTTACCGAATCTCCTACTACTTTAAATGTGCTTTTAGAGATCATGCCAATAGGACTGATTTCAAATCCAAAACGCGCAAGTTTACCAGTAGAATCAGCTAACCACTTACCAGTATTTTTTACGCCATTGCCTAAGTCACCAACCCAATCAAAATCAATACTTCCAGCAACTTCTTTAAGTAACTTGCCAGTATTATCAACACCTTCTCTGAACCAGTCGACATGTTTGTATGCTAATTTAAAGGCACCATATAAAGTAGTAACAGCCGTAAGTGCTATTCCAATTGGTCCTCCTAATAAACCCAAACCGCGCGATAATAAACCACTTGATCTAGCAAATATTCCTGTCGCTTTCCCAGCGCCTTCAGCGCCTTTAGTAAATAACTTTATCGGTCCACTTAACTTACTATAAGCACCTGCAACTGCTCCAGCTCCTTTAGCCATCATTCCAAATGCAATAAGAGATGGTCCTGCGGCTGCTGCAATTCCACCTATACCTAATACAGCTTTTTTACTTCCGTCAGATAATCCATTAAACCAGTTTGATGCATCTTTGGCAGTGGCGGATAAACTTTTCAACGTATCAATAGCAACTGGTAATAAAGGTTTTCCTACTTCATTTTGAAAGTCAGCCCACGCTGTTTTCAAATTAGAGGTTTGAGTTCCTAATTGGTCTTGCTCTCTAGCTGCTTGACCCATTGCACCGGCAAGTTTGTTACCATCTTCAACCATTTTAAGTAGGGTTAATTGTTTTTGTTGTTCACTTAATTCAATAAATGATTTTCCGTATAATTCATTAGCTTTTGCATTTCTTGTTGTTTCTGTTGCCGAAATACCTAATGCTGCATCATTTTCATAGTTCCCTTTTAAGAATGACTGTAAGTTTTCTGATACTTCACCAATACTCTTGTCGTAAAAGGCTGCACTATCTGCGGCTGCTAATGTTGCTCTTGATGTTAAATCCAATGCGTCTTTAGTAGATGCACCTGTCGTCTTAGCAAATGCCGCCATTTGAGTATATGTACCGCGCAAACTGTTAGGTAATAACCCAGTTTCTTTAGAAATAGCATCTAAACTTGACTTCGCTTCTTTTTCCATGTTGCCAAATACAGTTTTAAATTGTGATTCAGCAGCACTATACTCACCAGCAACTTTAATAGATGCTGCTCCCATTCCTACAATTGGTGCTGAAACTGCCAATGACATGTTTTGGCCTATACCCATAGCTTTATCGGCTATTGCAGTCATTTTATCGCTATAAGCTTGTAACTCTTTTTGACGTTGCGCCCACGGGGATTTACTCAGTTGTTCAGCTTTTTTTAAGTCTTTTAATTCTTGGGTAACTTCACCGACTGAACGTTTTAAATTACCGAAAGTAGCCTCTTGTTTCTTTAATTCCGCATTAGCTTTAATTACTTTGGTATGCGTTTCGCCATACTCACTCGTTAATTTAGCAACTTTCTGTTTATGTGCTTCAACGATTTGGGACTGCACTTTCAATTTATCGGTCATACCTTTAACACTTACAGATAATTTTTCAATGGATCTATCTGATTGTTTGAATGTTGAAAGTGCCTCTTTCCAGGTATTATCAGCGAGTTTCATTTTTGCATTTAAATTCGTTAATCCACTGACTAACTTACTATCATTAAGACCAACTTCAACAACCGATTTGCCAATAGGCTCTCCGATTACACTCATATATATCCTCCTTTCTCAAAAAAATAAACCTATTCAATACACTCACTAGAATGCATCGAATAGGCTTTCGACTTTTTTATTATTTGAAGATGAAGCATTAACTTCATCTTCTATCGCTAGATTATATTGATACATGTAGTAATGATAATCACCATTCATTATTTCTAATGGAGAAGTATTAAAATATTTAGCAATGACTGCAATATTTTTATCAAACATTCTCACAACGTCATCAAGTTCTACATCTTCAATATCATCATCGCTTAGTTCTTCTGAACTGGTACGGTACGGTTTCCCAACGCACTATGATATGCATGTAATAATGTTTCTTGATAAATACGTGCGTCTAATCCATCTTGTAACTCTTCTACAGTGAATTGATTATTAAAATATTCAACTATAAACTCTTCATAAATTCCAAGTATTTCAAGTTCTTTTTCTTCAGTGAATCGTTCCGGAATAAAGTTTCCTTCTTCATCTAATTCGTATTTACCTTTACCATCATTCTTATAAGTTAACTTACGCTCTTTATATCCTAAAGAAATTGCTTTGCGGTATACACGCCCTGGAATAACTTTAGGAGCTGTAATTGTACGCTCAGCACCTGCTGAATTAACTAATGTAATCTCCTTTAAAAAGTCCTTTTCTACTTCTTGTTCTAAATTTAATTCTTCTGTCATGTTAATTTCCTCTTTTCCTTTTATTTTGGCCAAAATAAAAGGGGAACAAGTCCCCTGATGTTTTACTTCTTACAAATATATGATTTACCATTTTCATGTTTCAATAACTGTTCAATGCGTTTTTGAGTTACCTTCTTACTTGCTGGCTTCGGGTATGGATCATTAATTAAATATTCCTTGCCTTTATCCTCAGCATCATAAAAAGGAATAACTACAACGTACTCTTCTTTCTTTTCACCTTTGGTAGCTGTAGTTTCGGATTCATTTTTCTTAGTCGTCATAAACTATTCCTCCTACCTATTAAATAGTACGTGCTTTCCAACCTTTTGGCGTCGCAGTCACTGGTGCAGCTTTGCCAAATACTTTAGTAAAGAATGCGTCTAAAGTTGCGTAATCATCTTTCTTGATATATTTACGATGTTCAACTAATCCATCTGAGATACGTCCAGAGAACTCCCCAGTAATAGATTGATTACTGAATTCAATCTTATCGTCAGCAGTTTTCCCTTGGTCTCCTTCTACTTGGAATACTCCACGTAAAAGACCTACACATTCAATATCTTTATTTTTACGTTCTTTGTAGAATACTGCTCCAACTGTAGGTGGATTCAAAACACCACCATGTTTTGTAACCAATCCATCTTCATCTACTTCTAAACCTGCAAGAAATGCACGTGTTTCTAAAGGAATCGCAAATGCTTGTAAATCTACTTTTGTTTTACCTTGAGATACTGCAGACTCTTGAACTTCTCCATCTCCCCAGTTCTCAATCATATCTTCACTCGGGTTTACTTTGATATCTTGTGCCCCGCGAATATGGTTAATTTCACCATACACTGGTGCTTTACCTGCTTCATCTGTCGTTAATTCTGCAAAGTGAAAACCGCTAATGTTTACTGTTGAACCTAATGTTTCTGTAATTTTTACTAATGGCATATATAAATCCTCCTATTTTTTAATAAATTTCTTCTTCTTTTAATTCGTATGCATAAAAATAACGTCTCGCATCTCTATAGAGCGTGACGTTATCTGATACCTTCTCTGTGTGTGCTTCTAAAAAATCAACACAACTAAAGTCATTTTGCTTAAGCAATTTCTTAATCTTATTACCTAAAGTTAATAAACCTGTTTTTTGCCATATATCAACTTGAAAATAATATCCTGCTGCTCTAATTTCACCATCTCCGAAAGATAAATCGGGAGCATCTAAAAGCGTTATTCTGATGTATGGCGGAGAACTTTTCAAAGTTTCAGGAATATCTACATTTCTTACATTAGCTGACGGAATCATTTTTACGATTTCGCTATTAGAAACGATTATATCCCGAATAAATTTATATGGATCATCCATTCAAACCATACTCCCTTCTCATAACAGCATTCATTGCTCTCTTTTTAGCTTCCATTGAATTTTTTACTGCATTTGTTATTTTCATTTGGGGTTTCTGATGAACTGTGCCCCATTCTACAAAATGGGCCCTATATTCAACCTTACTACCTTCTGGCCAACCTATTTTAATTATCGTCTCACCATTTCTTTGATGTGGTTTACCTATTACAAGTCTATCTCTTGCTTTACCTGTATCAACAAAGATGTCTTTCTTGATAGCTTTAAACTGTACTTCTGCACCTGCCTGAACTACTTTATTACGTGCGCCATTAATATTCATTAACAACTTATTCAAGTTAGTATTATCAAAGCCTGATGTCTTTAAACTCATAACGTTGTACGCTTTGCAACGATATACATATATGGTAATCGTTCATCCTTATCTAACATATCAACGATTGAGTAATGTTCATCTTTGTAACGAATACTCATATCAGTTGTGATACCTTCTTTAAATCTAATCCTGAAATATATTTGATTTTCAGTACCAACTTGAACTGCAGAATTATAATCTCTCGTTCGAATATCAACTAATTGCGCCCAGCACTTATGAAATACAGTTTCTTCACTATTATTCCATCCATCTTCTGATACATCGTTAGTAGTGATGATAGTAATTCTTTTATCTAATCTACCTACTTTTTCATTTATCTTTTTAGATGTTTTCATACTTAAACCCTCCATATTCAATAGATAAATGTATGATTAAAGCATTGAGCGAATAAGCAATTAATTCTGCTTGTCCTGTAGGCTCCCTATTCTCATACCAGTGCATCACTAACATTTTTAAAGCAAGTATAGCTTGTTGATTTTCCATAGGTTGTTCCATAACATCTTTGAAAAATCCAAAACGATAATTTGTTTTTGACAAGATGAAGAGTTTAGCCGCTTCAATTAATGAATTGAGAGTGACATCCTCTTCATCTCCGTCAATTTTGCAAAATTCTTTAACTTCTTCAAGCAATGTCACTTCCATAATTATTCACTCCTAAACAGTTTCAATTACAGCAGTATCAAGCTTACCGTATACAACAGCTGCTTTATCTACTAATTTAACGTCTTCACGTTCGATGAATCGCATATCCGTAGAGTTACGAGTAAATGCTTTACCACCGACATTTGTTGTTAAAATAGACTGTTGTTGACGGTCAAATAACGTTACCGCTTCTTTTAGATCACCAATGATTAATGGTGCTACTGTTCCTTCAGATGGTAAGAATTTATTACCGATCACTTTCACTTCTTTACCAAAGATTTGTCGTTTACTTGGATCAGTCACAAGTGGTTGCATTAAATAGTTACCATTCTTATCTTTCAAAGTATCTAAGAAATTAAAACCATCTTGGTTTGTAACGATAACAGAAGTTGTTAAGAATAAAGGATCTAACGTTACATTCATTGCTTTCTTAATATCATCTGTTGTTTTAAGCGTTACTGCACTTAAAGTCTTAATAACATTTAAGATAAGTGAGTTACGAGTCACTACAGATTTACGTGCACCCCAACGAGCAGCATAATCAATAACATTTTCATCGCTATCTTGGATTAAGTCGTTCGACATCGGTAAGATACCAGCATAGTTTTTGATATCATACACGATACGTTCAAATTTAGGACCATCAATTTCAGGAATTTCACCCATTTCTTCAACCGCAACAAATGGAGTCATGTCTCCTAACTTCTCATATAAACGTGAACCTTTAGGACGTCTTACCGGTTCTACATTAACCAAGTTTTCTAAAGACTCGAAGTTACGTTTATATTCATTAATCTTCATGCTGATGTCTTCAGGTACGATATATCCACCATCTTCATCAGTCTTTTCTACCATTGCGGCAGAAACTTCTCCAGATCTCATATAGTTAGCAAATGCTTTAAGTTCATTTTGTACTTCTTTTTTTGATTCAGAACCCGGCATAACATTGAAATCCACTACTGTATTAATATTTTTAGCTTGTTCTAAATCGTTTAAAGCATTAATTTGCGCTAAATAACTCTCTGCTTCTTCATACTTCGCTTTATAAGTTTCCATATCTCCACTGTCTACTGCTTCAGTTGCTTCATCTAAAGCTTTAGCACGTAATGCTTGTAAATCTTTTAATTTCATCTCTTTTCCTCCAATTTATATTGTTTTTGATGTAGATTGCATAAAAAATAAGCATCGTCATAAATGACATGCAGTTGAGTAATTATTTAACGACGTAACTTGCGTCGAGTATTTAGATCACCTCGTAGCTATCGTTTGGCCAACTCAATAATTTGAGCGTATGCCTTAGCTTTTTCAGATTCTAATTCATCGTTTCTCATTAGGTTCTTAGGAACATTCTTATAACGTTCTGCAAATGATTTATCAATAGATGCAGCAACTTTAACTTCTTCTGTAATTTCATCGATAAATCCATATTTAAGTGCATCATCCGCACTTAACCATGTTTCTTCTTGCATCATCGTTCTGATATTACTTTCAGTCGTTTTACCATCTGTCTTGTTTAGATAAGTATTCACGATAGATTCATTAATCTTATCTAAGTCATCTGCAACTTTTCGCATTTCACGACTGTTCCCAATCGCAAACGTCCAAGGATCATGAATCATTAACATGGCGTTGTTTGGCATCGAAACAGTATCACCAGCCATTGCGATTACGCTTGCTATGGAGGCAGCGCATCCATCAATACGAGAAACAATATGAGCTTTATGTCTTTTAAGCATTGAATAAATCGCTTGTCCCTCAAATACGTCACCACCTGGACTGTTAATGTTTAAGTAAATAGTATTTACGTCTCCAAGTTCCTTTAATTCGTTGTTGAACCTTTTTGCTGAACTTTCACTAAACCATCCTTCAGACTCAATCGCACCATAAATATCAATTTCTGCTGTACTTTCGTTTAATACTTTCATCGAATAGAATTTAGTCGGCATTTTGATTATCACCTCCTTTACTATCAGATTTGCTGCCTTTAGCTTTAGATAACTGGTACTCTCGCATAATATCTAGTGGAACTAAGTTCAAGTTACCAAAATGCATGTCACCTAATTCATCTTCAAGTAAAGGCATATCTTCAAGCTCTAATATGTTATTTATATTATAGGCTCCAATGCGTTGCATAGTTTCATACATCTTTGCTCTTGATTCACTGTCTCCACGTAATTCCGCTTCAAGATTGAATTTACAGTAACGATTTTCATTTTCATCAACAATATTAAGTAATTTAACGTTACATTCTTGCTCAAAGTTTGTAACGATAGGAAGTATCGTATTAATAACATATTGTAATGACTGTTGCTCAATGTTAGAAAATGTCGCTCGATCAAGTTCACCGATTTTATGCGGTGGTACTTTATAGATACCAGCAATCTGTAGTTTGTTAAATTTCATCGACTCAATGAATTGTGCATCTTTTTGAGGAATAGTTATTGTACTGAAATCAAGTCCAGCGTCCATAATTGCAACATCTTCTTCATTGTTTACTTCGTACCACGCTTCACGTAATTTCTTTTTGTTTTCCGGACTAACAATTTCAGTAGTTTTTAAGATACCTCTTGGAATAGCACTCTTTTGATAAAATTTTGCCTGGTGTTTGTTTCCGCCAATATTTGTGGCCAAGTTTTCTCTAATAACTTCGATAGGTGAAAGGCCAACATGTCCATCAAAACTAAGTTCTAAAAAGTGCAGCACATCATCCGTATCTATCTTGTAATGCTTACCATTTAACGTTGTGAAATATACGTATTTCGCATTATCTCTATCGTATTGTTTAGAAGTCGTTAATGGGCTTAGAGGTAATATCTCAGTTACTTCACCTTTATTATTTCTCATAATCACGTTATATGCGTTACCATATAACATCATGTGAAAAATCATAAGACGTTTCCATACAAATGGTGTCATATTCTTATTCGGTTGCTTATTCAAACAAATATGAACTGGATGCGTATGTTCTGTTGTTAACTTATTATTTGCTTTCTGTTTTACCGATATCGGATATTTTGCAATATCATCAGCAAGAACTTTAATACATGTATAAACTTCACTTGTTTTAATTGCTGTATCTTCATTAATCTTTGAAGATATATCAGAATTAAACATTGTGTTGAACCAATTTTGACTACCAGTATATATTTCATTATTTACATTTATTGATTTTTTACTGCTAAATAACATTTACTCACCTCTTTCTACCTATCAAATAAGCTAGAGTAATCAGCATTACTCCAGTAATAACCAATCCATATACGATTCCAATAATAAATGCTGCAGTAACAATTAATGACATGCCTGCAATGAGCAGCATGTCATCTAAAAATAGCAATATAATTCTTAATAATTTTTCTAACATTTGTGCACCACCTAAAATGTGAATTCCTGACTAGCGATATGATCATTAATCGAAGGTCCTTTATCAACCATCGCTCTAACAAACGCGAAGATTGTAGATGCAATCGGGTCAATTCTGTCTTTTGATTTCTGTTTATCTAGCATTATATTACCCTGTGCATCTGATTTTTCAATCGCGTTAGATACAGCCCAAGTTAAAACTGGATTATTATCATGTCTTACTTTACCTTCAAAAATACACTCCCTAAAGAAAGAAGTCGGCTCGCTTAACACTTTCATACTCTGAGATATTTCAACCGTCTTATAGCCTTTATATTGCATATTAGAGGAGAAGTGCGTTGCATTGTATGGGTCAAAGTCAATTTCAACTACTTTCCAACCATTTTCTTTAGCGATTATATCTACATAGTGTTCTATATAGTTATAATCGACTACGTTCCCTGGTGTCGCTGTCAAATAACCGTCTTCTACCCACATTGAATAAGGTACTTTATCAGTATTTTCTCTTTCTTTTAACGCTTCTTCAGGTAAGAATGAATGTGATCTAACGTCATATGTCCCGTCTGGATTAGGAAATACAAAGCTAACAGAAGTTAAGTCAATTTTCTTTGATAAATCGACACCGACATAACATTCTCTTCCTTCTAAATTATTCGGCATTTCTTGGCCACAAGCGTTCCACTTATCCATCTTCATATATCCGTTATCTTTTGCATCTACCCATATATTCATATTCTTTGTTAGATATGTCTTCATGTATGAAGGTACATCTAATGCCCGCTTCAACATTTTTCTTAAGTAGTTCATACCTTCTTCGTGAGATGCTGCAATCGGATTCGCTTTTGGCCAATTCTTTTCATCACGTATATCGTCATCTTTATCTAACTCGTTTATCATCACAAAGTAGTTGTCATTTTCTATAGGGATATTAGGATTTAATATTTTTGAGACATAATCATATTCAACTGTATAACATGGTTTATTCAAATCATTACCAGCAGTTGTAATGATAAACATTAAAGGTTGAGAACGAGCTCCCATACCAGTTAGGATTACGTCATATACTTCTGTCGTATCGTGAAGATGATACTCATCTATCAATCCACATTGCGGGTTAAATCCATCACCTTTTTTATTATCCTCTTTTGATAATGATTTTATTGTTGAGTCTGATTTTAAATGAACGATACGGCCATATTTAGCTTCAAACTTATCTTTGAATTCAGATTGCTTTATTTGAGCAGATAGCTCATTATAAATAATGTTTGCTTGCTCTTTTTTAGTAGCACCGATATATACTTCCGACATACCTTCACCAAGTGCACTAGCTTCATATGATCCTACACATGATAATGATTGTGATTTTGCATTTTTACGGGCAACTTGCCAGTATGCTAAAGAAAATCGCCTATAACCGGTCTGATAATGTACCCAACCATATATATTTGAAAATATGAATATTTGAATTGGATTAGGTACGATTGGTGTCCCACGTAATGGGCCTTTAGTGTGCTTGAACTTTGTCATCCACTTTAAAAATCTCAATGCCTTTTCTTCGTTAAATACATATGGAAACTGTTTAAGCTTTTCTCTTTCTAAGTCACTTAAAAAGCGAAGACATGCCCACTTGTGTTTTTCACAAGCGATTATATCTCCGCTTAATACATCATTTGAGTATTTAATAAGATAGTTTTTTAATTCCATCATTACACATCCTCAAAGTCATCATCTTCTTTTTCAATTTCTGCCTTTGCTTGCGCAAGTGCCATTTTTGCTCTTGCAGATGGTGTAAAACCAAACTGAATACCTAACTGTCTTACCTGATCATAGAATTGCTTTTTCCTTAGTATCGCTTCTTTATCCATCACCAATTCATAAATAGGTTCATTGTCCTCTGTATAATCAACAACGACACGTCTAGCTAAACCTGTTTCATTAATTAGCTTTGTAATCTCAACATAGTTAGAGTATGCATCACAGTACATTGCCAAAGCATGAACATCAAGATTATTTAATACGTCGAGTTCTGACATCTGATCTACAATATACCTAAATTCTTTCTTGGCCAACTTATCAAGCCATGTCGGTGGCTTCAGTTTATCCTTTGCAGCTTTCAATGCTTCTTCAGCTTTTTTACGCTTTTCTATTTCCGCTTTAGTTCTTCGATTCTTATTGCCATGTATTAATTGTAAATCGATTGGTTGTGCTTGATTTCCCATGTAATGCACCTCCTTTTTTTGCTATATTGAGATTTTTTTGAGCGAATTTTGTGTGCGTTTGACTGGGGCGCCGTTGTTTTGACGGTTTTTCTTAGAGATTTAAGGTGGGGGGTATGAATTAAAATTTTATTTTTTCATAGGCTTCATACTCTTCAACTTTTAAAATCTTTTTCATTTTATTTATGTTGTCTTCAATCTGAGTAAATACATTGCTTTGAATCCTTCTGCCTGCAACTTCTACTGTATGTTCACACAAACTTCTTTGTCTGACAATATGTACAAATTTACAATTGATGCGCTTAAGCTTATTCGATTCTGATGTGCTTAAAGTTGGTTTAACTAACCATAATCGCCTGAACTTATACTTTTCTAACGTTAAGTTGTCTAATACAGTACTGACCATATCACTGACCATTTCAATAGAGTCATAGGCATTATGCGTTCTATCATGAAGCGGTCTATTAGATACATTTGATATTAATTCTTCTATATCTATAATGATGTCTTTCACTTTGTCACAATTGTTATATACAAAGGTACTCTTACCACTTCCAGGTAAGCCGACAACGACTATTACTTGATTCTTAGTACTCGTATTAAGTCCCTTCTTTGTCTTGGTATGCTCTTGATTATGACATGCACTGCATACAGTCTCTAGGTTGTTCATGTCTAGTCTTAATGACCAGTCATCCTTAAGTTCTACTATGTGATGCACTATGTTGCCAAAGGTTGTAATGCCCTGACGCTTACATTGCTGACACAAATAGAAGTCACGTTGAAGTACAGCCGCCCTGACATCCTTCCATGGTTTAGAGTTATAGAAGTTTACCTCTTGCTGGTCTGTACGTTCACGATCATACTCCTTATGTTTCTGTTTAGTAGTATCACTATGTACCTCACAGTGTCTACCACTCGTAGTCCTACTGCATCCAGGATAAGAACATACACTATCAGACTTACTAGCCATTGATTCACCACCAAACAAAAAGGACACAAGCATATCGCACGTGCCCTTGATATATTTATCTACAATATAATATTAATACATCTAAATAATAAATGTGTTCGCAAAAAGTCCGTCAAAAGTTCGCGAAAAGTTCGGGAAATCACGTTGTAATTATTGATGACGTAATAGTTGCAATTGCACTTGTAATATCAATACCAGCATAGACCATTTTAGCTAATTTAGCTGAAACCTCTGTTCTTTGTTCTTCAGTATTAATCTTTATTCCATACAATGCACTATATACATTTGCAGTAATATGATTATTTTCTAATAACTTATCTAACAACTGATCAAGTATTACACCATTAGATTGAGATAAGTGATCAATGACAATTAGTTGTTTGTGTATATCTTTAATATTATTAGCAATAGCATCAACATTACCTGCTATATCTTTTAATAACTGGTTGTTTTCGTTTCTAATCTTAACTTCTTCTTCTCTTTCTTTTTTTACTCGTTCTAAATTCCTTAATGTATTTTCATTATGTTCTTTGACAAATCTACTAAAATCAACGTTAGGATACAATCTATTATTCACGTATATTCACCCTTTTCAGTTATTCATATCTAATATTGTGTATAACTCACAAACATATTATAACCCTTTATATATCAATACTTCCACAAGTTTTCTGAAAATTAGTTATACATGGTTTATTTATGTATAACTCTGTACTATAATAAAGTAAAAATCTGTGAGGTAATGTTATGCCACATAACTTAGATTTAAATGATTTAGATGACTTAACAATCCATAACTTAATTAAAGAATTGAAAGATAGAAATAATATAATTGATCCTAATATACTTCAATCTCACTTTGGTCGTGTTGATGAAAGGTGTTCTATTTTAAGTGATAATAACAAAATAGAATATACTTTAAAAATTTACAGAGGCAATAGAGAGCCAGAAAGATTTACCGTCTACATTTTTTTTAAAGAAACTAAACATTGCTTAGTAAGAATCGATACACAAGCAGGCAGACATGTGAATCCAGATGGTAGTCTAGCACCCAAATCTCATATGCATATATACGATAATAGATATGAAAAAAAAGATTCTGTTGGTATACCTATCGATATAAAAAATTTTCCGGTGGTCGATAATCTTTTTGATGTGTATAAGAGTTTTTTAAAGTATACTAATATTAAATAATTCATTTGAAAGGAGGTACGTCAATGCTAAAAGCAGATGTATTAAAGAAAGATTATATTGAATGGTTTTCAAAAAAAATTGAATTTAAAAATCTTGAAGAGAACTTAGTTAGAATTGACGTACCTTTCCAAGACAACATGAATGATGATATAGTTTTTTATGCTGAACTAGATAGCAATACAGACACTATTATATTAACTGATGATGGCTATACATTATTCAACTTAGAATCTTCAGGCTTAAATATAAAAGGCAGCAAAAGAAGAAAGAAAATCTTCTTTGATAATCTAAGTTCTTATGGTGTAAACTTTAATCAAAAAACCGAAGAAATATATACTACTTGTAAAATAAAAGAATTTAGCGAAGTTAAACATAGATTCCTGCAATGTTTAATTTTTGTGAATGATATGTATTTATTAAGTGAGGGTAATGTTAAGCATATTTTCGCTGAAGATGTTGAAAGAGTACTAGATAATAACGAAATAATTTATACTAAAGATTTAAGTATCATTGGTAGATCAGGTATGACTCATAAATTTGATTTCTTGATATCTTCAACAAAGAACAAACCTGAAAAGTTTATAAAAACTATATCAAGTCCGAATAACTCTATGGTTATCAAAGCTCTTGTAACTGATGTCAATCAAGCTAAATTAGTTAAAAGAGAAAAGCCGAATAAAATTATCGCTATATTAAATGATAAAGAAAAAGAAATATCAAGCTCATCTGAAAATCTTTTAGAGGATTCAGGAGTTTCATTTATTAAGTTTAAAGATCTTAATAAAAACATAGATTTATTGCGTAATAATGCATAAACCCACAGTTTAAACTGTGGGTTTATTTAATATACAAATTCAAAGTTAGTCATAGCTTCATCAATGCTATCTTGTGTTATTCCTATGTACTTCAATGTGATTGCTTCACTGCTATGATTAAATATCTTCTGCAATGTAGCCACATCTTTCGTTCCTTTGTAATAATGATATCCGAAAGTCTTACGCATCGAGTGAGTACCGATTGATTCCAGGTCAAAGTAATCTGTTAGTTCTCTCAATATCTTATACGCCATATCTCGACTTATGGGCTTATTAAATCCCTGTCGAGATTTGATAATAAACTCCTCTGGTGGTTTACCTTTTATAAAATCATTTAAAGGTCCTTTTAAATTTTTTTGGATCACTATCTTTCTTTGCTTTCCTGTCTTTTGTTCTCTTAATCTTATTGTGTTGCCTTGCACTGATGAAACTCTTAATTGTAGAATGTCTGATATTCTTAGACCGCAATATATCCCGATAAGGAATAATATATAGTTACGCTCATTATTCTCTTTTAAATGTCTCTCAATCGCTTTTATCATGTCTGGATTACGAATAGGTTCTACAAAGTTCATTACTCTGTCACCTCCGAATACTCTTCCATCCCTAAATAAAAAGCAAGTCGTATAATAGCATCATTCTTAATCTCATAGTACTTCGTCTTCCCTATACCTAATTCTGTATAAATATCAACATCTATACCTCGCTCTTCCTGTAGATATTTATTAACGATAATATACTTTTCATCAGGCTTTAGATTATCGATAGCACTGTGAAGATTATCCATTAGTTGCTGTCTTTCTACCATCATCTGCTCACGCTCAATGTTCTTCGATACACTTAACTCAATTTTATTCAGATCCTTAACTGTCGTTGGTGGTTCTAAACTAAATGACTGAGTAACAGATGGATAGCTTCTTATAGGCATTAGACAAAGTAATCTGTTGTATTTGTTAAATAGCTTGTATACATTCTTTCTCGTTTTGATAAAGTCCAGGTTCTTAATCTCTAATAATAAAGTCATTTAGTAACCTCCATGATTCTGATATAATATAGGTGTCGAGTATATTATGCAGAGCCATGAAGGCTCTTTTTTTATGACCGCTTCAAGTGTCTATTTTTGCTTATAGCTGCACTCCACTTACTAGCAGATTCACTAAGTGTTTTCATTGCTTTACTAACCATGTACTTCATAGCCTTAACAATATTAAACCTTGCTTCTAATTCATTTGTAGATCGTGCTACTCTATGTTTTTTCTTTTGTCCTGTATATGCCCAATAGATTGCCCTATGTCTTCTACTCTTCATTCGTCATTCTCCTTTTCTAGTAAATGTGAATGCTCGTGAATGTTGCCTACCACTTCTAATAAATCGATACGTTCAAATAAATCTTCGACATAGCCATCTTGCCATCTGATTACAAACTTTGCTTCATCAATTTCAACAATTCCATAATCTTCATTTTGGTCATGCCATACAATGTCATCTTGGAATACTTCTGCTTTATTTTCGTCTACAAGTCCTGTTGATTGCATTAGGGTATAATACCTAATATTTTTCCAACACACTCCATGACATGAGATTTCCCATACTTTATCTTCATCAAAATGAATACCGTCTACAATATTCATCAGTTTCTTTTCTTTGTCCCAAGCTCTAAATTTAGTTATCATCTCTTTCCCCTCCTAAATCAATGTAAAATCATCACTAAACGCTACTTTAGGTATTCCGCCTGAAATACCCCAACCCTTGAAGTAAATATGAGACTTACTACATCCTGTAATTACATATAAGTTACCTGTAGATTTGCATTTAATATACTTACCTTTCTTAAACATATGATCACTCCTATATGTTTGTGCCCTTCGCATTCAAGTAATCAAAGAAATAACCATTCTGTGTCTTCACTTTTACTTTATTTTCTTTAAACCACTGATAAGGAATACTCTTACGCCCTAACGACTCTTTTAAAGTCATGTATTCATCAATATGGACTAGGTACATCTCATTAAAGTTACGAAAGAATATGAGAATGAATGCTATGCCATTCAACCGTTTCACATCGTTCAAATAGTCTTCCTGGTGCTTCTTAACGTTCTTGAAAGGAAAACTCGACTGCTGACATTCTTTAGTATCGAATGCTATAAACTGTCCTGTATGATATATGCCTACAAAGTCAACGATTGACTTCTCTGTATATTTAGCACCTACAAGTTGGCCACCTTTTCGCGTTACTGCTGTTGGTGTAGGAACTTTAGTCACTAATGCTATATTTCTATGTCGATACATGTTATTAGTCTGAACGATCCTATCTTCTAACCATCGTCCTCTGAAACCTTGCTTGTTATAATGTGCTACCATTTAACACCTCTTGTATGTAAATAGAGATAAGAAGCGGCTTACCGCTTCAAATCATTTATTCAGTAGTTCTCTTACTCGTTCTAATATGTCTTTCTTTTCTTCATCGTTGTTCTTGTTCATCCTTATTTCTACTTTCAATTAATTTTACTGATTGCTTAACTGTCCTCTGAAACTGTTTCAAATACTTCTTAGACTTAATGGTGGTTTTCGAGATCTGATGCTTTAACGAATGTTCCATCTTTCATCTCGCCCTTTCTGTCTTTGATTTCGTTGTATGCCACTTCTATGCACTCGATAAAATCTAAGTTTTTAACCTGACATACTGTAAGCAAGTCTTCCAGCACCCATGTCACTTGTAGGCGTATATTATTGTTGTTATCGCTGTATATAGTGTCTGCTGCTAACATTCCAATTTTCTGCATCAGCTTTATACTGTATAGCGTTGAATCGTTGTCATTTTCTTCATAACTTCTTTGAGTAACATTAAATGCTTCTAGTACTTCATCAATTTTTATTCCTTTTTGCTGACAGTAGATGATGATTACAACAAACACATCACCAACTGCATCCTTCACTAAATTAATCTTCTTTTTAGCGATACCAGCAAATAATTCTCCCACTTCTTCACCAAGCTTCAATATCTGCTTACGTGGATCTTTATCATGTAGTCCTCGTTCAGTAGACCACTCTCTAATCAGTTCTGCATATTTAATTAATTCGTTTGTCATTGTTCATTCTCCTTTAGTTATATATTGGTTGAAGTGGCCATACATAGACCTCTTTAAATTCCTTCGTATTCATAAATCCATTTATTTCATATGCTACTGCGTTCCAGGTGTGCCCTCTAAAATACTTTCTGCTTTCTCTACCGCTTTTGTCTCTAATCACGCAACGTAACTCTTTTGTTACTTCATCCTCTGTCACTACCTTGCTATCAATCAATCCAGTGAATTGACTGATTATAGCTTTCGCATATCTGTCCATAGCTTATCTCCTTCACATATAATCGAATAATGTAGGTTGTCTTTCGGGCCTTACGTTCTTGTATTCAATTTGCAATCCGTCTTTTAGGAAAAAACCTTCAACTGCTAGTAATTTTCCTTTGCTATCATAAGCGTTATATATATCGAAAGGTCCCATAGTTCCGCCCTTTTCACTTTGTCTAAACTCAATGACTGCAACATTGTTTACTCCAATTTCTAAACTTTTGTTGTTTGTTGATACTCTGCTGATTATTTTATTCATTGTTCACACCTCAATATCCTGCTGAAATATATGTTTTATTTAAGATGCCTTTAATCTGATCTGTATATCCAAATACTTCGACCATATCTTGATAGAATTCTTGATTTTGATTTAAATATTCGAGATACTCTCTTTTCATCGGCATGTTATATCTAAAGTAATTTCTGATATCAGTTTCTTTACTATCTCTCTTTTGCGGTACTGTACCATCCCACTGACTTGCTGCATTTTCATGTGTATGGCCACTTCTTAATCTTTGCCTATACTTTATTTCACTAATTCCGTTTGCCTTTGCTACTTCTAAATATTTAAAATATTGTCTGTCGTAAACGATTTGATATACTCTAGACATTTAAATCACCTCTTTAAAACGGTAAATCGTCATCGCTAATATCTATTGGCCCATCTGCATTAGCAAAAGGATTATTACCTGGCATTGTCTCCTGTGCCTTTTTCTCTCGTTCTGCATAATCACTTGTTTTTTGTGCTTGCGGATAATCATCATAGTGATCTTCACCATTTCTTGAATTCTTCGGTTCTAGGAATTGAACTGATTCACATACAACTTCAGTTACATATACTCGTCTACCTTCTTGATTGTCATAGCTACGTGATTGTAATCTTCCATCGACTCCAGCTAAACTTCCTTTATGCAAGTAAGTGTTAACATTGTCTGCTTGCTTACGAAATACAATGCAGTTTATAAAGTCTGCTTGTCGCTCGCCTTGTGCATTAGTGAATGTACGATTAACAGCTAATGTGAATGATGCTATTGCAACACCTGATGGCGTTACTCGGTATTCAGGATCCTTTGTTAAACGTCCTACTAGGACTACTCTATTCAGCATTTGTTTCACCCCAGTTAATATAAATACCAGTAATAAGATTATCGTTAGGGGACTTAGGCGAGTGCACTCTCTTGATTAACGATTTATCAATCTCTAAGTGATCAGCTAAATCATCGATGAATCTTTCTGAGTTATGCATTAACATGTATCTAAGGTCATAGTCAGCAATTGTTGGAAGGTCTTCAAACGTAAACAGTGTAGATTTCATACCTTTTTTTGACGAACTGATAATCTTTATTTCTACGATATCGAAGACCTTTTCAATATTTCTGTTATATGCTTCTTTTTGGTTTTTTAGTGCAACTTCAATTATTTTATTCATTGTATGTTCTCCTTTGGAACAAATGTTCCGTTATATTTTGTAAACGTTTACTGTATAATTTTGTTATAAACTTGAAAGGAGGATATTTATGGAAACATTTAAATTCAATAAAACTCAATACCAAGAAATAGAGCATTACCTTAACTCTTTGAATCGTTCTTTTTGTTGCTCTAATCCACAAATTGCGATTTCAGATGAATTATTCTCATTACCTGCTGCATCAAATTCGATACCAGCACCTGCCATGGAATTGTTTGTTACAGTTTGTAGAACATGTGCAAAAACTGAATTGTTTAATCTACAAGCCGCAAATATCTCGCGATAAATTTGTTATTATTTCATAGTTAGGTTTTTTAGCTCTCTTAATCTCCTCCGCCAAGATGACGATTAAGAGGGCTATTTTTAATGCTTGTAATCTAATCATGTCACATCCTCCTTTCACTGATTTTATTAACAGCTATACTTAATGTCTGACAATCGTACTTCTTCTTTATTTCTTCTACAGCTTCATCAACTGACATTGCTTGGACAATCTGAGTTAAGTTAGTAATTACCGTATTGTTCCTCTTGCTCAGCAAGTCGTAATACACTTTGAAATACTTTGTGGATCTGGTGGATTTATCAATCATGAAGCGGTGCATTATGCCATCTATATCTCTTTTTACGATTACCTTACCGTCTAAGATGTCTAGCAATTGTTCTTTAGTAAATGTCACTTCTTTATGCATGATGTCTGACACCCCCTTTATCTTCAAACTCTCTTGCACTTTCTTCGAGTTCTTTTCTTAACTTCTCACGTTCCTTTTCAAGCTCATCATCACTCAGTTCATTTGAGTTGTTGTGTACTGGTACTTCATTAGATTGTTTGTTCATCCATTCAGGTGTCATTTCTTTAGATTGGTTATTATTCTTGTAATTTCCACGTTGTCGAGCCTTTTCTAATGCTTTGAATTCTGCTTGCTCTCTTGTCTTAATATTTTCTGCTTTACAGCGTTTTAATATGCTTTGGATGTAGGCATATCTTGTGATGTTATTTACTGCTGCTTGTTCCATGGCATACATTACCAAATCAATTCCAAACTCTTTTAGATCATCTGACATGAAAGTTACAGTTGTATTGTTAACAATCGGATTAATATTTTCTGTGTAGAATTTATAAACCGATGCAAATTCTTTATCATCCTGCTCCACCACCACTTGCTCTTCTTTATCGATATTCACACCTTTATCATTGGTGGTACTGTTATTTGTTATATTGTTATTCTTAAGACTGTTATTCTTAAGACTGTTATTCTTAGTCCCTACATTTTGTTCCGATACGTTTTGTGTCGATACGTTTTGTAACGGTACATTTTGTAGGGTTACGTTTTGACCCGATACGTTATTGTTATCGTGTTGTTTTGTACCGATACTATTTTGACCCGATACTAATGCGTGATTAATGTGATAGATATTGTTGCTGAATCCATTTGATGTTCTCTTTCTAGTTACAGTAAGATATCCTGCATCTTCTAATTGCTTTCTGTATTTCTTGAATCTTCTTTCACTTATATTTAGCTCACCACATATTAATTCAACACCAGGAAAAGCTGTACTAGATGATCCTGCATATGATGACAAGTATGCATAGAGTGCTTTCGCCTCTATGTCGATACTTGTATCTTTCATTACACTTTTAAATACAAGGCCATATCCTTGTATATTTGATTCAATTCTTTGTTCTGACATTAAATTCACCCTCAATCTTTCTAAAGTAATTAAGTAACCCTTCAAGATCTGCAAACTGCTTATGCACTGTCATTTTTGTTTTGCCTACTCCATCTACACCGTACTTAGCAACTTGCAGATACCAGCATGAGTCTTTTAAATATATAAATGCTTTGTAATTATCGAATGATTTAATCCATTCAAGATTATGTGAAGTTGATTCCTGGAATCCTTCTAGTTTTAATAAGTCTACATCTCCGAATCTAGTAGCCATTCGATACACCTCTCACTTCAACAGAACCGTCCTGAATGTCTTTAATTCTATTGAGGGTAGATTGATTAGGGTGCCAATTAAATGCCGTCTGTAACGCTCTATCTGAGTATTTCTGACGTATTTGTGTTCTCGTAGTTACATAGCATGAACTATTTACTTCGTTGTTGATGTCTTTATATAGCAAGTCTTTAATCTGCTTATTTTCTTCTTTCGTCTGTCCATATAACTTTTGGATATCAATGACTGACATTACACGTTTATTAATTGTTCTACGTAGATGATCATATTCATCAGATGCAAGCTTCTGATTTTCTTTTAAGTCAATGACTTCACTTTTAATATTTGCTACTTCTTCATTTGTGTTTTTTTGTTCCTGGAACATCAATTCAAGTGCTTCCATCGGATTAGATGGTACTTTGTATTCACCTTTAATTCTTAATTGCTTAAGGATATGCTTAACTTGTTTTTTAAATTGCTTTGCGATAGGTTTTCTTGATTGCATTAAAACTTCATATAGGCCATATTCAGTTAGCATTGTTGCTGAGCGTCTTTGACCTGCACTAAGGATTACTGAGTTCAGCCTTTCTTCCTCGTCGATACCTCTCAACATTTCAGTTGGATTACTATGTTCAATCCAGTTAGCAACATCTTTCGCTAAAAATAACGGATTCTCAAAATCTCCGTAAATTTTAAAGTCCTGACCTAAAATATTTTCACTGCTAATTACTTTAATTTCGTTCATTTTCATAACCTCCATGTGTTATAATTAAGTTGTTCATTTTCATAACCGTTTTTCTTAAACCGCTTCTAAACTGAGAATTTAGATGCGGTTTTTTATTTGTCTTGTAATAGCTTGCCTGCATCAGTACCTCCATAGATGATTAGCATTAATAAAAACATGATTGTAATCGTTAAAGTCAATGGATCTATCGATGAGTTAACAGCCATGCAATAGATTAAGCTAATTACTAGGGCTGCTAAAGTAATTAATCCCTGTAATGCTAATACTGTTAAAAGTCTCATATCCTCACTCCTCATTTTTCTACTGTGCCCGCATTTTTAATCACTTAATTCATACATTATTTCTGTTAATATACTTTTTGCTTTTTCGGTTTCCCACCAAGATTTTCTTTTCCTTTTAACTTCTATAATTCTCAAGCGTGGATCTTTTTTGAAATGCAAATCGAAAAATTCAGGAGATATGCATAGCTTGTTGCATATCTCTTTTTTGTCCAGAAATAAATCTCCTCTAGTCATAAAATACACCTCTAAAGTTATAAAAAGTTATAACAATAATAAAAAAAATTAAACTTTAATATTGTCCACTTCAATATCATAAAGTTTTGCTAAAGCATAAACTACTACATTACTTAACTCTGTAGTCGGTTTTTCCCACTTAATTACTGTTTTTTTTGTTATCCCTAAGCTATCTGCAACATCTTTTTGAGTCATACCTTTTATTTGTCTCCAATTTTTAATTGGCAATTGCTGTATCTGGTTTACCAAATTTCACACCTCACCTTCTTATATAACTTTAAATAACTTTTTAGAATATGTCAATACTTTTAGTTATAAAAAGTGAAATAAAGTTATATTATTATTGAATATTAATATTACATATGGTAACTTTAAATTACTAAAAGTTACAAAGGAGAATTACAATGGAATCTGAAAGTGTTAGAAAAACTTTATCTGCTAACCTACAAAAATTGATGCAACAAAATAATGTTGATCAAAAAGAATTAGCAGAAGCATTGAATGTTTCTCAACCTACTGTCTCAAATTGGATTAATCAAACTAAATATCCTCGTATTAAAAGAATACAAGAGATTGCAGACTATTTTAATGTACCGAAAAGTAAAATAATTGAGCCTTGGGATTCTGTTGATAAGAATAAAAATTCTATTGATATTGTTAAAAACTTAGAAGAGCAAGGTATTATTATTAATTTTGCAGATTACGAGGGATTTGAAAAACTTTCTGACGAAGAAAAATTAGAGTTCCAAAAGAAAATTGAAGAAGCAGTCCAATTCGAGTTATTTAAACGTAACCAAGCTAAGTAAGGAGTTTTGTTTAATGGAGATCAAAGAAATGTATTACGAACGTGGAATAAAAACTCCTGAAGATCTCAATATTGATAATGTTGCTGAAGCATTTAACGTTGCTTTATTTAAAAATTGGGATGCTGATGTTCGTATAAAGTCAAATGATATAGATATCATCATGCTAAGAGAAAATGATCCTTATACATTAAATGAAAAGTTTTTTCATGAATTAGCACATGTTTTAAGACATGGACACACTCATATAAATAATCACTATAGACGTTATTGTGAGGGACAAGCAAATAAGCTAATGTATGAGTTGGCTATTCCAGAATTTATGGTTGATGAATTGGATGTTGACTATAAACACTTGAGTAGAAAATTTAAAGTTTCAGAGGAATTCGCCTTAAAAAGAGTTGAACAATTAATGCAAAGTAATCTATGGGATAGTGCATAGATAATATATACAGCCTTTTTTTATTATATAAACGAATTAGGAGATGATTAGTTTGAGACCAGTTATTTTCAATCCAAAAGATGCCATTAAAGAAGCAGAATATTATACTTCTTTAAGTAAAGAAGAAAAGAAAATTTATAAAAAGTTGCCTAAAGAAGAACAAATCAAAGCATTTCAAGAATATTATATTAACAAAAACTCTGATACTAAAATCAACATTGATGAATATAATAACCAAGTCACAGAAATGTTTGAACACCTTAAAAATATAGGCGTTACTGATTTATTTGGCACAAAGAAAGAAGTTAAAACGTTAGTAACTTTACTTAAAGATGATGAAAAAGTGCTCTATGCGACATCAGGTCTTGTAGATGGAAATACTTATCTAATTGTCTGTACTGATCTACGACTACTCTTCTTAGATAAAGGAATGGTTTATGGATTAAAGAAATTTGATTTTCCATTTAACAAAATAAACTCCATTTCTTATAAAGTAGGAGTACTATTTGGAGAAATTGAGGTACATCACGGATCTTCTTATATCAATATCAAAAATATTACTAAGAATACTGTAGAAAAAATGTCAGATACAATACAAAATCAGATTTCAAAATATGAACAACATAATAATAAATCATTTTCAAAAAGTAACTTTTCCGTTGCAGATGAAATTTTGAAATTTAAACAACTATTGGATGCTGGAATAATTACACAAGAAGAGTTTGATAAGAAAAAATCTGAGTTAATTTAATAAAAAGGAGAGATAATTATGAATTATAAATTATTAACAGGTACACTATTAGCTTCTAGCGTATTACTTGCTGCATGTGGAAATGGCGAAGAAAAGAAAGAAAATAAAACTGAAGAAACAAACAAAGTAAAAGAAAAACCAACAACTGAGGCTCCTACTACAGAAAAACCAACAACTGAGGCTCCTACTACAGAAGCACCTACTACAGAAGCACCTACTACAGAAGCACCTACTACAGAAATAGTGACAACTGAAGCTCCAGTAGCAGCAAATTATAATAACATAACTTCCCAATCACAACTTGAAACTATTATATACAGTCCTTCAATTTCAGAAGTTGATAAAGTAGCAGCATACAATAGCGCTGTACGTAATGGCGTAATACCACAAGGTACAGTAATGGAAGGCCCAGCAATTGCAGCATATGAAAGCTCAGTAGCTATTCAAAACGGAGTCGGTAAAAAAGAACAAATGGCACAACGTTATCAATCATGGGTTGATTCAGGTTTAATGACTGAAGAAGAGATGGAAGCAGAATTAGCAAAGTTTGATTAATTGTTTAAACAAGTAAAAAATAACACATAGCAATCGCTATTCGCAAAGGAGAAATACCATGCCAAGAAACCATAGACATAATATAAACATTAATTCTAAAGATTCTAAGCCTACACCGCCACCTGGTACTGGTAGCGGAGGGCATCCTTTAAATGAAGATATCGAAAAACGTCATGATCCATTTAAAGACTATTCAAATAAACGAGGCAAAACCTATCAGCATCCTTCTTCTACAGAAAGTGAATTTACGTTTCTCTATGATGAAGAAGAAGACTGAGGTCTTTTTAATTTATAAACTTTTATCAGTTGATTATCTTTAGTTGAATAATAGTTATATTTTCTAACTATCAAATGCTTTTTTATATTAGGCTCTTTGACCTTCAAGGATGCTGGTTTTAATAAAAACTGAAGACTTCCTTCTTTATCTATTTCTGAGTATATTACTTCTCCACTAGAAATTTTTAATTTATCGCTATTATATATTTCGATATAGATAAGCAATTGGTTATCATCAAATATAAAATCTGCTAAATGTTGGTCTACTAGTGAAGTTTTTCCTTCACTATTTCTAATATCATTAGAAAGCTTTCTATATAATTTAATAGTTTTCGGAAATAAAAATAAGTTGAAAATAATAATTATACCTAATGAAATCATAAATGAAATTACTAATTGAATTACTGTAATATTTTTTAACAAATCGCTTAAATTATTCTCACCTTTTATTACAGTAAATACAATAAAAAATGTTAAAGCTGATATTAAAGAGAAAACAGATAGATAAACTTTCCTAATATCTTCCGTTACATTGCCAAGTATAGATCGTCTATCTAAACTAATATATGTATATAAACCAGGTATGCCTGAAGTTAGTAGTAATATAATAAGTTCCAT